CTACGGATCGCCTCCAAAGATTTTCAACTTGATCGCGATGCCCGCCAGCAATGCCAGCATCACGCCGGTGGTGATCATGCGCACAGCCGTCTGCATGGCGGTGCGGCGCACCAGTCGGATACCGTCGAGCACTGATCGTAGATCTCGGATATCGAGCGCGGCATCCTTGCCATCGATCCCGGCATCAGCAGGCGTGCGTTTGGCGCCCACTTCGGCGGCGCGGGTCAGGATCGCCTCGAACTCGGCGTCGGGCATGCGCACGTAGCCCGAGGGTGTCTTCAGCAGCAGCGGTGCCTCCCGCAGCCGCTCCTCGGCCTCCACCCAGCGACCATAAGCCTGACAATAGGCCGCAAGCGCCACCCGGTCAGCCATCGTCACAACGCCCATCGCATGCAGCACCGGACCCAACCGGTCCCACTCGTCCGCTGCCTCGTCAGACAGATGCGGCGGGCAGGTTGGCATGCTGTCGGGTGGCATTGGATCGGTCGCGTTGAACGCCCGCTTTCCGGGATTGCCGTCCAGACGGCGGATCGCCGTCGGTTTGGGTTTGCGACCTCTCATCTCGGCTCGATTGGTGTTTGGCGAGGTGTCGCAGGAACCGACGGCTGTTCTGCCGGTTCAGGGTCTTGAATGGCCGTCCCATGCGTCGCTTCCTCAATCCAGGTATACGCTGGCCGGGTCATATTCCCAGGGCTTCGGGCCAGAGGGAATGTTCACCGCAAGACGCGACCGCGATGACGGCGTCAGGCCGAGTTCGGCCATGTAGCGCGCCATCAACTCGCGCTCCTTGTTGGCGATAGACAGCCAGGGCGACTGCTGGACGTAGCCTGCCGGGGTCTTGAGCAGAGGCGGCGTCTCCTGAAGTTTGCGCTCGGCCTCGACCCATCGGCCCCAGGACTGGCAGTAAACGGCCAGTGCCGCGCGATCGACCGTGGTCAGAAGTCCTATGCGATTCAGGTCACGGGCCAACCGCTTCCATTCCGCCTTGGCCGAAGGGCCGAAGTGCGCCGGACAGGTTGGCACGTCGCCGGGAGGCTTCGGCTCTTTGCTGTTGATCGGACGCCGACCGGGGTTGCCCTCCAGCACCTTCAGATGCGTGGGCTTTGGTTTTCGGCCTCTCATTGGGATGCCTTCGCCTGGTCAGAATGGCTCACGACCAACTCCGGAGTTTGTCGACTGATTTGGGCGGCATTGCGGTCTGGGTCGTCCCGCAAAGGTCTGGATTGACGCGACATTTGCTTTGGCCCAGCTGCGGATACCCCCCTGCCAATATCGCGCGTGTAAAAGACACCCTCCCCCAACCGGTCCCGTCCCGAAAGGACCCAGAGATCTGACCACCCCCCCCCGGGGGCATTGGACGACGCGCTCCGATCATCGAGGCGCCCACTCAATGGTAGCCGCGTCAAAGGTGATGTCAGTCTCGCTCAGAACCGCAACCTCGCTCGTGAAGGCCTGCCAGCGCTGCACGGCCACATCAACGTAAGCCAGATCGAGCTCCACCGCGTAACAGATGCGCCCTGTGGTCTCCGCTGCGACCAATGTCGTCCCGCTGCCGCAGAACGGCTCATAGACCGCCTGACCAGGGCTGGAGTTGTTCAGCATCGGGCGGCGCATGCATTCCACCGGCTTCTGGGTGCCATGCACGGTTTGCGCATCCTGATCGCGACTGGCGATCTGCCAGAGCGTTGTCTGCTTGCGATCCCCGGACCAGTGGCCCTTGGCCTTCGTTCGGACCGCATACCAGCAGGGTTCATGCCGCCAGTGATAGTCGCCACGGCTCAGCACCAGCCGCTGCTTGGCCCAGATGATCTGCGAGCGGACGTCAAAGCCGCTGGCCACAAGGCTGTCGGCCACTGTGGTGGCATGCAGCGCCCCGTGCCAGACATAGGCCACATCGCCGGGAAACAACGCCCATGCGGCACGTCAGTCGGCCCGGTCGTCATTCAGCACCTTGCCGGTGCGCTTGGTCTCCGAGGCACCCACCCGGTTGCGCCAGTCCGGATCATAGTTCACTCCATACGGAGGATCCGTGACCATCAGATGCGGGATCACGCCATCGAGAAGTCGCGCCACAACGTCGGCATTGGTAGCATCGCCGCAGACCAACCTATGCGAGCCGAAGCACCAGAGATCACCCGGCTGCGACACCGGGTGAACTTCGTCCCTGAAACCGGACAGTTTAGTTATTGACCCTATGCTGCCATTTTCCAAGTCATATTCTTGAAGGCCTGTTGCGGCGTTTGATATCCGACGCCGGAATGGCGGCGC